AGATATTGACCAAGACACTTATATCACTGCTGAATTGAATCCTGGTGATGATGACGATACTTTAAGATTTTATGCGGCAGGACAGTTGGTTGCTGATGTAAATTCTACAAGATTTGATGTTCAAAGTTTGGTAGTAGACAATCTATTATTACAAGGAAATTCAATATCAACAACAGGAACTGACCAAGATTTACTCCTAAATGCTAATGGTTTAGGTACAATCAAAGTAGAAGACTTTGTTTTTGAAGGAAATACGATAACTAATAGTGTACCCGACAGTCCGACGGTTTTTAGGACCACAGGAGACGGTTACATCGACGTTTCGCAGGCTGGTGGATTCGTTTTACCAACCGGAACAAGCGTAGATAGACCAAGTGTTGGTGTTACTGGTATGATCAGGTACAACACAAATGACCAAAGGGTTGAGTTGTATGATGGTACTAGTTGGGGATCAATTGCTGGAAGTTCAGGAGCAGTTAGTATCCTTGACGCAACAGAAATTGCAATTAAAATTGCATTAACATATGGATAAGATTTGAGATGGCAACGGCATTTAAAAACACAATAATCAAAAATATAGGAACTGTTCCTGTAGAATTATACACAGCAGATCCTGGAACTAACACAACTTTTGTTGGATTAAGTCTTGCAAACTTGACAGATTCAGTTGTAAGAGCAAGTGTTACTTTGAAAGACACAACATCAGTTGAAGGGTTCATAATTAAAGACTGTTTTATAGCACCTAATTCAAGTTTAAGAGTTTTGAACGCAGGTGAAAAATTAATTGTTGCAGAAAACAATCAATTATTTTGCACAGCAAACATTAACGATTCTTTGGATGTTGTTGCAAGTTTTGTGGAGATAACATAAGATGACACAGAGTGTTGGTCAGAGTGTAAACGTATATTTAAAAGAAGGTATCAAAGACAGATACTTCTATGGTTTATACCGTACAGACGAAGGTATGTTATACCTTGGTAGAGTTGACCAATTGGCTCGTAATGACAGTATTCAAGTGAACAATCCTGGAGCGGCGGCAAATGACTTTGTTGACTTTGATCAAGGATATGATTTCTTTGAAGGACGTGATCTCAATCATGAAAAAGTATTTTTGAATTTGAGATACGAACAATTCAGATGGGACGATGTAAATCTGGATTATTTTATAAACGATGACGGCGAACTGTGCGTGAGAGTTAATAGTAAAAAAGGAGAGGGTGTGGTAACATATCCTGATGTATCTGAATCAGTAGATGCAGTTGTATCTCCATTTACTTTTGACAAAGAAGCATACACATTTGACGACAGTGACATAACATTTGATAGAGGATAGGAGTAGTAGGAAAAATGGCACGACAACTTATAAATGACGGTATCCTACCTAATGACGGTCAAGGTGACACGTTAAGGCAAGGTGCGTCGAAAATAAACAATAACTTCCAAGAGTTATATCAAACTTTAGGAAATGGAACACAAATTACTTTAATAGAAAATAATCTATTAAATGTAACAGGTGCAAACAAAGTAACTTTTTTATATAACGCATTGACAGATTTGCCAAGTGCGGCAACATATCACGGTATGTTTGCTCATGTACATAGTGAGAATGCTTCCTACTACGCTCACGCAGGTGCTTGGGTAAAACTACTTGATACTAACAAATCAATTGGTTTACTAGCAGATGTTGATGTCGCAACTGCGGCTCCACAAGATGGACAGGCGTTAGTCTGGGACAATGGAAATGGAACTTGGAAACCAGGAACTGTACAAGCCGGCGGCGGTGGCGGTGGCGGAGGTGCAACAAACTTCTTAGGTTTGTCTGATACACCTTCAAGTTTTACAGGTAATGCAAATTATTTTGTTACTGTAAACGGACAAAGCAACGCACTTACTTTTACAGCATCTCCAGGAGGAGTAAATGTTTTATCTGATGTAGACACAGTTACAACTCCACCAGTTGCAGGACAAGTTTTAAAATGGAACGGAAACAATTGGGTACCAGCCAATGATGCAACATCAGGCGGTGGTTCTACAGATGCAGATACATTAGATGGTTTAGACAGTACGTATTTCTTAAATTACAATAACTTGTCTAACAAACCAACTATTCCTACAGAACTACAAGATTTAGGAATTGTAGACGGTAGTGCAAACCAAGTTTTAACTACTGATGGTGCAGGTGGATTTACTTTTGAAGATGCGGCAAGTGGTGGTGCAACTACTCTTAATGCATTAACTGACGTAACAGTAGCAAGTCCTTCACAAGGTGATGTGCTTTATTATAATGGCACAGGTTGGGTAGCACAAAATGGTCCAGTTATTAGATGGACAATGACAGCAAATGGTGCCTCTGACTATGTTTTCAGTGGTCCAGGTTTTGTGTCAGCAACTAATGATCCAACATTATATTTGTCAAGAGGACACACATATATTTTTGTAAACAATTCAGGCGGAAGTCATCCATTTGAAATAAGAACAGGTTTCAATGGATCAGCATATTCGTCTGGTGTTTCAAACAATGGTGCAAACAGCGGTGCAATAACATTTACTGTACCGATGAACGCTCCATCAACTTTGTATTATCAATGTACTAGTCACCAAAACATGGGTAATACAATTAATATTGTAGCATAAGGAGTTAAAGGTTTAGATGTCTGAAACTTTTGGAATAGGAATAGAAGATTTACAACAGTCACTTGGTAATGCTCGTTACTTTTACGGCTTAAGAAGAACTGACCAAGGCACTTTGTATCTTGTTAAAGCCGATTTGTTAGAGTTAGAAGACGGGGTGATTGTTAATAAACCAGGTGCTCCAAGTCAAAATTACAATGATTTCAGTAGAGGACAGGACTTTTTTGATGGTAAAGATACAGAACATAAAAAAGTTTTTGAAAATCTAGTGTATGAACAATTTAGGTGGGATGGCAGAAATGTATTCTACTATATTAACGAACAGGGCGAATTAGTTCTAAAAGTGAACGAATCGCACACTTACGAGGAATAATAAATACAGGTAACAGAAGTCTATGGCAGAATTTAAACTAGATAGGATACGTTTTAGATACAGAGGTGATTGGAGTTCAGCAACCAATTACGTAAAAGACGATGTGATTCGTTACGGAGCAAAAGTATATGTCTGTATCGAAGTACACCAAGCAGATGCTAATTTCTACAATGATTTAAACAATTCTACACCAAGATGGGTGCAGATGATGGATGGTCAGTCTTGGACTGGCGAATGGCAAGCGGCAACTTTCTACAGAATTGGTGATCTTGTTAAATTAGGTGGTGTAATTTACAAATGTATAGAAGGACATACATCTAATACAAGTGCAAATGACGGAATTTTAGGTGATGAATTAAAATGGGTTTACTTTGCAAGAGGTGAAAACTGGACAAGTGTATGGACACCAGAGACACTTTACAATGTAGATGACACAGTAATATATGGTGGTACAGTTTACAAATGTTTAACATCACATCAATCACAAAATGCTGATGCTGGTTTAGAATTTGATGCAGAAAAATGGGAATTCTATTCGCAATCAGATAATTTTAGAGGTGAGTGGCAACCAAACACACACTATTACATTGATGATATAGCAAGATATGGTGGTATCTTATACAGAGCAATTGGTTCACACATCAGTACACCTAACATTGTGTACACAAACCCAACAAACACTTACAATCAAGACAATGTAAACAATCCAACAGGCGGAACTAATGCAACATTTGAAGTTTACAGAGATGGTGGAAACTATTATGGTAAAATTTTAACTGCTGGATCTGGATATATTCAAGCAGAAACATTTACAGTATTAGGATCTAACTTAAATGGTGCAGACTCAACTAACGATTGTACAATTACAATTACAACAGTTGATGGAACAGGAGCAATTACAGCCATAAGTGTGGCAGGAACGGCAGATGCAACTGTAACATTTGGATTAGAAACTGACGCGGCAAGATGGGAAACTGCTTTAGAAGGTGTTGAATATAAAACTAATTTTGCACAATATACACACTACAAAGTAAATGAAATTGTAAAATGGTCACCGGGTTTATGGAAAGTAACAACTTCACACTTTGCATTTAATCAAAATTTAGATGAAACCAAATTTTCATTGTTTGTTCCAGGTTTAGAATTTGAAACACAATGGGTAGACACACAATATTATCAAAAAGGTGACATTGTACTTTACGGTGGTTACTCTTACGTTGCATTACAATCTAACGTTGCTAGTAAACCAGCAGTAACAGATAGTACAGGCAACTGGGAACTTATTTTCCCTGGCTACAATTACAGAGGCGAATGGGTAGGCACAGTTGAAAACAATGGAGTCAATGAACCAGTTCCATATAAAACTGGAGATGTTGTACTTGCAGGTGGTAACTTATACATTGCTGTAAGAGACAACGAAGACACAGGTCCTGATACAGAATCAGTTTACGATCCAGGATCAGACGATCCTTTTCCATGGCAGTTACTTGTAACTGGTAAACGTTGGAGAGGTCCTTGGATTGAAACAACTTCAGCGGGTGCAAATGAATATTTCCCTGGTGATGTTGTAACAGTAGCAGGAACACTTTGGGCTTGTATCGACAAGCACATGGCTAATTCATCAGATGCTAAACCACCATTAGATTTAGAATCAGAAAATGTTGGTCCTTATTGGGTGCTATTGGCACAAGGTGCTCCAGGTAACGTTCTAGAATATCCAGGAGATTTAAAAACACAAAACGATGATTCTACAAGATTAAGAATTGGAATAGGAACTCCAGGACAAATTTCAAAAGTATCTGCAAATGGATTCCCAGGTTGGGGTGATTTTGAATTAACAACAAATGTATACTATGTGGCTCCAGAAGGTGCAGACACACCAGACAATGGATTATTACCAAGTGCTCCATTTGCCTCAATAAAATATGCTTGTGAATATATTCAAGAATCTCCAGGTACAAGAACACCAGCAACTGTGTTTATAAAAACAGGTTTCTATGAAGAACAACTTCCAATCAAAGTACCAAGAGACACAGCACTTGTTGGAGATGAATTAAGAAGTACAAATGTAAGACCAGCACCAGGGTTTGAATCACAAAATATGTTCTACGTAAACAACGGTTCTGGAATCAGAAACATGACTTTACAAGGTTTATCAGGAACATTAGGTGATGTTAATGAGTATGGTACTAGAAGACCAACAGGAGGTGCGTTTGTATCTCTTGATCCAGGCACAGGTCCAACTGATGCTACAACTTGGATAACAAGTAAATCTTGTTATGTACAAAACGTATCAACATTTGGTTCTGGTGCAATTGGTTTAAAAGTAGATGGTGATTTACACAACGGTGGTAATAAATCAGTTGTTGCAAACGACTTTACACAAATTATAGACAACGGAATAGGATTCTGGGTAAATGGTGATGGTAAATCAGAACTTGTATCTGTGTTTACATATTACAATCACATTGGTTATCTAGCAACTAACGGTGGTAAAGTTAGAGCAACTAACGGTAACAATTCATATGGAGACTTTGGTTCAGTTGCAGAAGGAGTTGCCGCAACAGAAACTCCAATTACTTGTAAAATTGACAACTACACAGGTGAAGCAATAGTAAATGATGTTTACAACGATGAAAATGAAATTTATGCTTTTGCTTACACACATGGTGGTGAAAATTATACAACAGCAAATATTACAATTGAAGGTTCAGGTGAAGGTGCGGCGGCAAGTATAAAATATGAAAATACTAGAGACGGTGCAATTAAAGAAATAAGAATAAAAGGACCAGATGATTCATCACCGGCAGGTGGTGCTCAGTACACTCAGATTGATGGTACAGCAAGAAGTGGTACTTCAACACAAATCGAACTTGCGGCACAATTAGGTAGACCAGCATCTGAATTAATTGGACAAAGAATTTATTTAAGAGAAGGTCGTGGAAGAGGACAATATGCATATATTGATACTTTCAACGAAGTTACAAAAGTTGCAACAGTAAAAAGAGAATGGGATGACTTACCTGGATGGCAACACTTATTAGGTGGTTTCCCAATTGAAGAATTATTAGATGCATCAACAAAATATGTAATAGAACCAAGAATTACATTTAGTAATCCACCATACGCAAAAACATTATCGAGCGTAGGCAATAGCGGTTCTTTCCTTGTAGGAGAATATGGTAGAGTTGGTTCAACAAATGTTACTGTTGTTATTGGAAATGGTACAGCAAGAAGAACATCTAATGGAACAAGTTGGACAACACACGGTGCACCTGCAGGAAATTATGTAGATACAGCAAGAAGTGATAACTGGTTCTTTGCAGTATCAAGTGATGGTAAAGTAATACGTTCACAAGATGGTGCAACATGGAATGATATTTCTAACTCAGTTGGTACTGATGTATTCAGAGGTGTAGCGGCATATGGAACAAATGTTATAGTTGCTTCTGAAACAGGAGTAGTATATTACTCATCAGATGATGGTGCTAACTGGAATAATTCACAAGTTGAACCATATGACGGATCAACTCCAGTGTTTACTCAAGCGGCAGGTGGAAATGGAATGTTTTTACTTGCAAATACAGAAGGTGCTACTTGGGAAAGTGCTGATGACGGTATTACTTGGAGACAAAGCACAAATATTGGTGGTAACAAATACAGAGTTACAGATTTAATTTATGGTGGAGGAAAATTTGTTGCATCAGTTCAAGATTCTCCATTAGATGATTCTACATCACCTAACAAGTTTTATGTTACAACGGCAACAAAAGCATCTATCCAAGATAGTGCATTAACAAGATGGCAAGAGAGTGCAACTCCTCCTCACGCAGGACCATACTATGTTTCATATAGCCAAGGTGTATATGTTGCAATTACTTCAACAGGTGAAATGGCATACAGTCAAGACGCAATGGTTTGGTTAGAATTAGATACTCCTTTAGGAGGAACATTCCAAGGAATTTGTGCAGGTAGAAGCAGTGGTGCTTTCTTTGTACCAATTGAAATTGGAAACCAATCTAATTTAAATGTTATATCTTATGGTGCAAGACCTTTAGTAAGAATTATTACAAATGCAGGTAAACTTTCAAGATTACAAATATTTGAACCAGGAAGTGGTTACGTATCTGCTCCAACTGTAACTGTAACAGACAATAAAAATACTATAGATGCAGTACTAGAACCAAGAATGGCTTCTGGTGTATTAACACAGCCTACATTTACAAATAGAGGTACAGGATTCCTAAACGTTTCTGCTACAATAGATGGAGATGGATTCAAAGATGAATATCAAACTGGAAAAGTAATTCAAGTTAAAGAACTATCAAGAGAACCTGGACCAGGTGACTTATTATTCATTGATGGAATAGATGATCAAGTTTATAGAGTCACACAAATTACAAACTTAACAGGTAGTGAACCAAATCTAACTGCAACATTTAGAATTTCACCAAGTTTAAGAGCACAAGAATCACCTGACCACGAAACAGTATTCACTATAAGACAACTTTACAGTCAAGTACGTTTAACAGGTCATGATTTCTTAGACATAGGTACAGGTGGAGTAACAACAACCAATTATCCAGAACTTTACACTAACAAAGGATTCACTGAAGGTTATGAAGCACAACCTAATAGAGAAGTTAAAGAAGGCGGTGGTGGTAGAGTATTCTACACTTCAACTGACCAAGATGGTAACTTCCGTGTTGGTGAATTATTTGAAGTTGAACAGGCAACTGGTATTGTAACACTAAACGCAGACTTATTCAATCTAGCAGGATTGTCTGAGTTAAGTTTAGGTGGTGTTGTATTGGGTGGTACTGAGGTTGTAATTAGAGAATTCAGTACAGATCCAACAATGGCGGCAAATTCAGACAATATTGTGCCTACACAAAAAGCAATAGTGTCATACATCAACTCTAGGGTATCTGGAGGTGGTTCAAATCTTAACGTTTCGCGTGTAAGAGCTGGTTCAGTTAGAATTGAAACTAACCAAATCTTCAACGAAGCAGACCCAGTGAACGGAACAATAACTTTCCCTGTAACTGTGTTTATGAACAAAGGAATAAGTGGTAGTTTATTAGCACTTTCTTACTTCACAGGAGGTACAGCAAGTGTGAATTTGGATGAAGGAGACGCAGTATCCACTATCGACAGTTCCAATGGATATGGAAATTAATAAAATGCTAAATAACACTAATACGGAGTTAAATTAATCAATGGCTGAGTTTAAATTAGGTAGAATACGTTTTGTTTGGAAAGGTGCTTGGTTCACCGGTAATGAATATTTCATCGACGATGTAGTAAGATACGGTGGTAGAACATATATCGGTATCAAAGGACACACCGCATCTAGCGATTTCCAGGCAGATTTAACTGCCAACTATTGGGCATTGATGTCAGATGGTCAAGAATGGAAAGGTGATTGGAATGTTAACATCACTTATAAACCAAATGACGTTGTAAAATATGGTGGTTACATTTATCTTTGTAACACAGGACACACTTCTGCAGAATTAGTTGCAGATGGATTAGAAGCAGATCAATCTAAATGGGATTTATTTTCAGAAGGTTTCAATTATTTAGGTAATTGGGGAACATCAACAAGATATAAAATTAATGATTTAGTAAAATATGGTGAATCAGTTTACCTATGTGTTACTCAACACACTTCATCAGCAACAGCGGCTGGTGGTTTAGAAGGTGATGATGGTGCAGGTAATCAAACTGATTTAGCAAAATGGGAATTGTTTGCAAAAGGTTTCGGATGGAACAATGCATGGCAAACTTCAACAAGATACAAACCAAATGACACAGTTAGATACGGTGGACAAGTTTATATTTGTATAACTGGACACACTTCTGCCGCAACAACTACATTAGGTTTAGAAAACGATCAAGCAAAATGGCAATACGTTCACAAAGGTATTGAATATTTAGGTGACTGGACAGGAACAACAAGATACAAAGTTAACGACCTTGTAAAATATGGTGGTAACATTTGGATTTGTACAGCACACCACACATCAACAAGTTCATTAGCAACTGACGAAGCAAACTGGTCAATTTTTGTACCAGGTTTAGAATTTGAAGATTCATGGAGTTCAGCAACACAATACCAACCAGGTGACTTTAGTACATACGGTGGATATTCTTATGTTGCAAAAACAAACAACCTAAACAAACAACCAAGTCAATATCCAGCAGACTGGGATTTATTTGTAACAGGATTTAGTTTAAAAGGTGACTATGATAATGCAACGGCTTACAAAACAGGTGACGTTGTAAGAGTTGGTGGTTTCACATATTTAAATATTGAAGATTCAACAGGAAATAGACCACCTAATGTAACTTACTGGAATAAACTTAACGAAGGTTTATACTGGAAAGGTGCATGGTCAAACGCAGTTTACTATGACAAAGGCGATATTGTAAGAGGAACAATTAACACAGACACTTCTTATATTTGTATTCAATCACACACATCTAACAATGTTGGTCCAAGCACAATTAACCAACCAGATGCGGCTCCAGGAGCAGGTGTTGATTCAGGATCTTACTGGCAATTATTATCAGGTGGTCCAGAAAATGATGTAATATCAGCACAAGGTGATTTATTAATTTATGGTCCTTCAGGTCCAACTAGATTGCCAATCGGAAGAGCAGGTCAATCTTTAGTTGTAAACAACGCAGGTAACTTACCTGAATGGGGTTACGTTGGACAAGTAGATCAAGTTTATTATGTTGCACCAAATGGTGAAGACATTGCGGCGCCAGATGCTGGTGTAACATTGGATAGACCATGGAAGAGTGTAAGATATGGATTGTTTAATATTGAAAAAGGTCCAAGATTTCCTTTCAGCACATACTTGTTAGAAAGAAACAAACAGTTTAT